CAAAGTTATTAACAATTTAGGTGTTTACATCTAGGACGAACTTTATAGCTTGTCTAGTATATTAGTATTAAAAAGAAAAGAAAGTGCCTAAAACGGCTAAAGGGTACTACTATAAAGGCATTAAAAGATTGATTGGTAGAGTTCCGTTGTTCAATACTACACTACAGCCGATTGCTTGTTTCTTAAAGTTGCGAGCATAAGCTGCGGCATATGTAGAGCTGTCTACACCACATCCAACTTGCATTCCAAATACTTTGAATCGTTTACCTACGAACCATTGAGTATAAGCTAAAGTATGAGTATGACCACAAACAGATGACATCAAGTTATTTTTTGCTTTAGCAGCACTTTGACCTCCTTCTCCGTGTTCAAAAAGTACATCATCATATACAACAGATTCGCACCAATTCCAATCAGGAGTTCCTAAGACATCATTGTAAGACCTAATCCATTGTGAAGGAATACCACCTGACATAGCTTTACGGCTAGCCATTCTGTCGTGATTTCCCACCATTACATCTATTCCATTAGGTACAGTAGAATTATTAAAGGCTTCATACCACTTAGCTATCTTCTTTATAGCCGTTTCAAGTTCTAATCCTGATGACATCCCATTTGGGTCAGGCTCGTGGTAAGAAAATCCGTGAGAATCAATACAATCTCCAATTAAAATTACTTGGTTACAATTATGAACTTTGTATTGTTCTTTGCACCACTCAAGGTAGCCGTCTAAACAGAAAGGTTCGTGAAGGTCGCCAATGACTAGAATATTTCTAACCTCTGACTCACGCATTTTCTGAATGATGGCTAACTCGCTAGGTTTTAATCTGTATCTATTATTCCTTATAGACATAGTGTTTAACTATGCTTTTTTAGAATCAGCAATACCTTGACCGATTACTAATGCCACTAAAGAATAAAGAATGTTTTGTGATACTTCAGGATCAACTCCCCATTTTTCACTTAATAGTTGTACGATAATCCCCACTACTGTATATAGGAATTTTTTACTTGTTACCATCTTTTTCAGTGTCTGATAAATTAGCCATTTCTTCATGATACTTTTTTTTTAATTATTAAATTTATGTTTTCGCCCCCCAAATGTATAATTTCTTTCATAAGTAAGTCCATAGCAAGCCTAGAGTTACTAACAAAGTCCTGTTGACTTCCCAACCCCACTAGGATGCATCCACTTGTGTCAGCAGGTTTATTTCCGATATGAACAAGAATGTATGTTCTATTAGGAACATCTTTGACTAATAAGTGTAAGTAGTCCCTAGTCCCTGACTCCCTTGCATACCTTAGCCTTACACAATATTCCCCTTCAGGAATACAACTAATAGTCCTAGCATTGTCTAGCCAAGGGTTTTCTAAAGTATCACAGAGCCTTTCCCCATCCAAAAAGAGTTCGCCAATTGTACTCTTATCTGTGAATGTATCTCGGATTATTACGAGATCTATACTATTTTTCTTCTTCAAATTTTACAAATTTATATATTGTATAAGATATTGCTAGAACCAAACTGACAAAAGTTAAAATTTCATTACAATTTGTAACATTCAGAAATATAGCCGAACTATTTACTATTCCTACCTGTATTGTGTCTTGTACTTCTTTCATTTGTTTTAGGCTTTTTATCCAAGTAGGATTTTAATTTAGTGATATTAATTTGTTTTGGTTTGTAGTGTTTCTTCATTATATATGTAATCCATTAAAGTAAGCATTTTTTGAAGGGTTTACATCTGAACCTGTATTCGTGCTGTACTCAGGAAATGAGCTAAGATTATTAGTGATGTAGCTTATCATTCGTTCTGTGTAGTATTCTGAAGTGTTTCTTATTTCTTCTCTAAAGTGCTGTGCTTCTTCTGTGCTAAGGGCAGTTCCTGTTTCGGATGTCTTTGAATAAATATTTCCATTCTCCACTTTAAAACGTAAAAAAGGTACTAATAAATACAGCCCCCAATTTGGAAGCATATCGCCAATGTAGTCATCAAGTAAAGTTTTATAAGATTCATTTCCTACATTTCCAACTGTTCCTGCTATAATTAAATCTTTTAATTTTTGTGTAAGTTTACTCCCTAACTTACTCTCGCAATACACTTTTTGTGCTTGGCGTACATAAGGAAGTAGTAATTCTACATCAACATTTAAGTTAATGGCTGTTGAGTCTTTTAGCTTGATTTCACTTATGAATAGTACATATCCTGTAGGCATAATTATCTTGGTTTATTGTATCCGTTATTTTTCATTCTTTGCGGAGCTATTGCTACTAGCTTATCGTTTCTTTCTGCTGTGAACCCCTCAGACCTAGCCTTAGTATATCCTATTAATTGGCTATCTGATATTTTACTCTTTGCTCCCCTTAAAGAAGTTTTATAAATTCTTCTTAAAAAGAAATGTCTGCATTGAGGTCCGCCTTTAAATAAAAATATATCATAAGGTTCTTTTCCATCTATTCCGAACCCTTTGTTTAGGATCAGACTATCTGCATTAGATAAATTTTCTTTAGTATATATTTTTTTAGCAGCTACCATGTCCTTACAAAAATCTCTACTCGTTCCTGATTTGTTTGTTAAGAAATTATCTGTAGCATAAACATATCTAACCTTATAAAAATCATTGTATGACCTATTAACTCCATCTTGACTACTTCTTTTGTTCGGTGTAGCTTTTACATCTGAAGCTAGCTCTAATTTATCATTTGCAATTTCATTTAAAACTTCTTCAAAATTAAAGTCCCTATGCTCTCCATCTACCACTTCTTCCTCTACCAACTCCCAATCATCAGGCATATCTTCTCCAAATTCTTGAATCCATAAATCTAACTTATTTTGTTCTGCCGACAAATCTTCTTTAACTTCTACAGGTTCTTCTCCGTTTAATGGAGCTAATCCGAGTTCCTCTCGTATTTCATCCTGAGTCATTACATCCCTAATAGTAGCTGAGTCAAATTGAATAGTAATAGGCTTTAATTGAACAAAACTTACAGGTAAGTCTATTTGATTAACTGAAAAAATAGATTGTAAAGTATCTAAGATGTTTAATTGAAAAGGTCTAATTACAGTATTTTGATAGAAATTTGCTGCATTCAAAAGCTCATCAGCATTGCTAGAGAAACCATTGTCTGAGTCTATACCTAAAAGTGTCTTAGAGGTTACTCTGTGTCCTGTAAGAATATTCTGAACTAAAAGAGCTTGAAGCGTTAAGTATTGGTCTGATAAGTCTGATGTATTTAAAGGGTGTACTTCAGGTGCTCTAGTCTTGTCATCTGAGAACGAAAGTAAGAATTTCCCTGCGTTGCTTGCTGATGTAAATTTATCTGTTATATCCCTTTCTATCTTATTCCTTTCATCTTCTAAAGGAATTCCATTATTAAATGAAAACATGTAAGAACCGGAAAAAGAATTATTGATATTATTAAGATGGAATTCTGATACTTTAGAATCGATTAACGCCCAATTATTTGCTGCTATATAATCAGGTGTGTGGTAGATGTCCATATTAGGACTATAAGAACCTGTATATATTAATTGACTTCCTGCTGTTCTATCTGTTGTATTAAAGGCTGCTACAGGGTAAGGCTTGTTAGCTCTTGTATTTCCCCAATCAGCACTTATATAGTAAGTATCCACTTTACCAAATTCATTCGGTCTGCCTGCTCTAACCCTTTCAACAGGAACATGAAACAGTTCTACTATAGCTGTTCTTTCTACATTCCACACTACATGTAAAGCATAAGCCCCCTGTAATTTAAAATCAAAAGATACCTTTTTAATTATCTGATGTAAAGACTCATTACTATTTGCATGCCTAAGAAACTTTTTTAAATTAACATACGCTTCTAAATTAGTATCATCTTCATCTACTACCAAGTCCTCCCCTGCTATCATCTCTGCTGTTGAATTAATAATAGCCGAATGTGTAGAGGAAGAATAATAAAGGTCAATTAAAAATTGAGGGTATAAGTTTTTCCATAATCCATCCTCATCAGAATATTCTATGTAGTCCCTTCCCCTTACCTCTTGTATTTTTGGTGCTGTTGATGTTCCTAAATTTATTGAAAGTAAATTATTCATATTGTTATTTTATTGTCCGTAGTATATAGTGTTCGTTTCTTCAGGTTCAGGGTGTTGAGTATATTGAACCTGCCCTGTTCCTGATTTGTCTGAAAGGTTTAATTTACCTTTTGTTACAATTCCCTGTACTACTCCATTATCATTTAATACAGGTAAAACTTCTATTTCTGTAGATGGTGCTGTTCCTAATGCAACTACTACTGAACCTATCCATGAAACTTCATATACCTCATACTTCCAACTTCCTGATGGTAACATTTTAACTTGATTAGCAAACATATCAGGTGCTAAATTATAAGTAAAAAGCATAGAGGTATATCTATTTTTAATTGTGATAGTAGGGTAGCAATATGAAACAGAGCCATCCATGTCATTAATAAATTTTATTAAAAATCTTATTTTGTCTGTCCCTACTGAAGTATCTAAACGGTTATCTTCTGTAGATAAATTCGCTGTAAAGTTAGTTTCTGTTATTGCTTGTATCATTACTATATAATAGAAAAGTTCCGTTTTTGTTTGGTATAAAAAAAAGGGAAGTCATTTGACTCCCCTCTTTAAGAATATATTTAAAACTACAAGTGTGATTATACTGCTATAATTGGAATTGCAATTCCACCTAAACCTGCATCAGAGAAAGGTCCTGTTGCAATTGGGTAATCTTTTACCATCAAGAAAGGTTCAGCTTCCAAACCGTCGAATGTAAGTGTGTAACCATTTCTATCTCCAAAAGCAGCTCCGGTATCAGCAGTTCCTGCATTCATTGACATTGCATTTTGTCTCCCCATACAAATAATTGTATCAGTTCCTGTACCTGCAATCTGTGCATTCATTTGACAGAATACCATTACCTGAGTTTGTCCTAATAAACGAATTTCGTTTTGATCTTCCTTAGTTAATTTATTTAAAACCATTGAAACAGTTGGAGTGTAAAAAATTGTTCCGTTTTCAGTCGATCCTGTAATAGCTTCATTTGCTGTTGTAGATCCTCTAGGGACTGTATATCGGTATAAAGATGCTGCTGAAGGTGCTGTTGCCATACTTATCTCTGTAATACTCCCTGCATCAGCTCCTGTTCCTGCTGTTGTTGATAATACTTGGTCAAAGACTGCGAAATAAACGTATTTTACTCCACCTGAAACTCGGTTACAGTCTAGTCCTCTACCTTTTGTTAATGCCGTACATGCCATGATATTTTATGTTTTAAAAGTTATAAAGTGGGGAAGTTTTTACACCTCCCCTCTTTGTTTTTATTATGATTGTCTTACAATATCAGCTCCTGTTCCTGACTGAACTCCTGCAGAGTATCTAGCAACTAATCTCATATTGTCTGATCCATCCAAAGAAGCCATGTCCATCAAAGTAATTTTTGTAGCATCTGAAACCAAGTCAGTTCCAAAGAACAAATTAGATTTTTGAGCTATTACAACTTCATTTGCAGTCATTCCGTTACATACTGCAATCTTGTACCCATTAAACATTGGTATGTAATCCCCATTCATATTGTAAGCATTAACATATCCTAAAGTAGATACTGCAGCAATATATAATTGGTAAGTTTTTTGGTTCATGTAAATATGTAAGTCTTCCTTTCCTAATACTGCAGAAGGAATAGCAGCAACTGCAGCTTCCAAGTTAGCTATAATGTTTGCAACTGTATATGCTCCTGTTGCAGCATCTTGTACTACAGTAGCATCTACACCCGGTAATAATAATCCTGTTACAGCTCCATTGAAGCCATTGAATTTCCCTGCCACATCAGTTCCATCCCAAATTGAATTTTCAGTTGCTTCAGCAATGATTTCCCCCATGTAAGAAATTACATAGTCATCAAAAGATGCAGGTGGTGGTGCTCCTGCTCCTGCTCTCATTTGTAACGCTTCCCATGAGTCAAGAAGTGTAGATTTGCAAAGGTCAAGATTAACTTGAAGGTTTTTTGGTTCTAATATCTTTTCAGTTAACGCTAATGTTCCGACTGATACGAAATCACATCCTGCATTCGTAACTGTATCAACAGTTTGATTTAAAGCTTGGATATTACTTTTAAATTTGATATTTTCTATCAGTGTTAGGTAGTCTAACGAGTTTGATGCTTTTAACGCAGCTGAGATGTAAAATCCTGCTGCTTTTCCTGCAAAGTTTGATGTTGTAGTTAACGCCATTTTTTTTGTTTTTTAAGTTATTTTATTTATGTAAGTTATATAAGAATTTTTCTTGCTTTGTCATTCTTCTGAAATCTTGTTGTGTTGGTTCTGCTCTTTCAGAACTGAACTTGTTAGTGTCTAAAGGTGCTGAAGATGGCTTTGCATTAAGCTCAGCTTTTAACAATTCATTTTCAGCTTTTAAATCTTCTACTGTAGTATCTACTGCAAACTCTACTACTTCAGTTGTCTTAATGCTTTTAGGGTTTACTGAAGGTGTAGATAATTCTTCTTCCTCAATACAGTTTCCATCATCATCATATCCATTAGGGCAATCTTTTTCTTCCTTACCATCAGATGCTAATTCTGATTTTAGATCTGCTACAGCATCCTCTAAGTTTTGAATCCTTTTTTCCATCCCTTTCCAATCGGCTACATCAGCTTCTTCAGCTAAATCTTCTTCCATAGGAGCTCCTTCTTCTTCTACTTCTTCTTCAGTTTCAGTTTCTAAAACTTCAGCAACGATACCTTCTTCTTCAACTCTGAAAGTTACCCCTGTATCAGTAGTATA